CCCACCTTACCCCACCTAGAATCTCGGCAACGTCCAGCATTACGTCTGCAAGAGTTGTCATGGTATTCCTTTAAGGGCAGGTGGTTAGCCTGCCCTTTAGATGGTTTAGAACTTGTTGCCACGTCCTGCGGGGCGAACGTCAATACCAAAGGTCATATTAGGCGTAGTCCCGGACATAGTTGCAACGTATTTCACAAACTGTTTAGGACGAACGGTGATCCATTGTCCACCAACAGTAGTTGTGACATTTGCGTATGCACCCAAGTCTTGATAAGTACCGCCGGTTGTATCGCAATGTTGCAATTTGATTGCAGCAATACCAGTAGCACCAGTGATCGAGGTGACATTCAGTTTAAAGGAGAGGGGTTGCAGGGTACGAGTACCCAGATCAACCACAGCACCAGTTGTGGTGGTAGTTACAGCACCAGACGCTTTGATGATTAAGTTGTTGTCAGCAGGCATTTTTAATCTCCTTATGAGGCTTGAATACCGTACACACGAGCTACGGCACGAGGATTGACAAGGAAGATGCCCGGAGTCCATGAGATGTAATCACGGTAAGAAATACGAGATTCGAGTAACCCGATGTCAGTTGCTTCGAGTTCTTTCATCTGGAATCCCTTAAGGTGTTCCTCACCAAACTTCACCGCATAAATAGAAGTCTCCGTGCCAGCAGCGCTGGAAGGATTACCGTCATTGTTTTCAAGGTTGGTGATGATATTAGTTGACTGATCGGCTTTCAAACCAGCATCAAGGATCATCGGGCCGCCCTCGCCCCAAGTCGGGATTTCACGACCATAACTGTCTTTTGTGGTAGTAAATGCTTGTGCAGCACGTACACCAGACAAGAGGCGCAGTTTCAGGGTTCGGTTCATCAAGAACGCATCGGGTTTTCCGTCAGGGAACAAAGATTGCAGTTCATCCATTAGGTCGAGCAAACGGTTGAACCATGTGGTTGTTAAGGCGGTGTCAGGTGAAACGTCAAGCGCGTTGCCGTCAATTGACTGCGCAGCCGCCAGATCATTCACTAAACGCCACCGAATACCAACCATTTCTTTGTTGTTGGTTACAGGGTTGCCATTAAAGAACATATCCTGAAACTTGTAAGCCATTGACTGTGAGAACATTTTACGCTGTACGGCGCGAATATCCTGCACGGTGTTCTTGGCTTCTACATATTCTTTAGGGACATCAATATAGCCACCGAGCAAGCAGACTTCCTCGTTCATAGGTTCGAGAACGCCTTTACTTTCGGTGTAAGCCTCGCCTACATTACGAGCGGTAATGTCAGGGAGGGTTTTCGTTCGTAAGTAGTTAATGCTCAAAGTACCAGAAGTCTCAAAAGGAAGTTTATCCATGATAAAAGATTCCTTGCGGAATACATCAAAGACACCTTTCTTTAGCGGCTGGGTTGCTTGAGCGTAAAAATCAGACAGAGTGTAAGCCATTGTGTTAATCTCCTTCTAAGATTAATTATTTTTCATTTTGAAGAGTTCGTTGGCTGACAAGTCGGGCAATCCACCACTACCATTTTGCGGTGTCATTGCTATTCGACCTGCGTTACCAGGCTCCCCAGAAGGAGGTTGAACAGGGTTTAGTCTATCGTGTTTTGCCTTAACCGCGTTCTCGTAAGAGTTCGCCCATTCCATCAAAGTACCGTCTGTTTTCACTTGTGAAACTTCAATGTCGGCATTTGTGACAAGAGTGTTTCCGTATTTGGCAGAAATTTTTTGTACTTCGACCATTAACGGATTCTGCGGTTGAGGTTGCTGCGGAGATTGCGGATCCGGCGTCTCGTCTTTGACGATCTGCTCTCGTGTTTGTTTCTCGAGATTATATTTCTGGGATTCGGTTAATGGATTCCCTGAAACAGACTCAAAGGCTTTCATCCGGGCTTCAACCTCTTTACGAAGTCTAGCCTCTGTTTTGTCGGATAAACTCTGGTTTTGTCTAACGATTTCCTGCGCTTTTATCGCTGAAATTTCAGTGGCGCGGGATTCAATTAGTTCCAAAATCTCCTGTTTTGTCAAAGCTACTGGTTGTTGTCCGATCTCTTGTCCTGCAACTGGCGCAACCTGTATTGGGTTGGCTCCCTCTACTGCTGTTTGGGTTGGAACTTGTGCC